GAGTGAGCGGCCCGTATGTGGGGCCTCGTGTGTTGCCTGAGCGGCGTCCGTCGTTGTGGGTGCGTTGGTTGTGCCGTGGGTTGGGTTGGCTTGCGGTGGTGAGTAATGGTTGGGATGAGTCCCGGGAGGGGAAGTGAGCGAAGAAGTGATGGACGAGAAACTGTACCGTTGGAACGGGATGATCGTTCGGCGTACCGTGCATGATCGGGGTTGGGAGTTCTTCGATCCTCGGTCCGCTGAGTTCTTCAGCGAGGGATGGTATTCGTTCTATGATGATTGCCCACGTGACACTGCTGTCGTGCGGCAGTTGAACTATGAGTTCGGGCGTGGTGGCCTGCTCGAGGTTGCGACTACTGAGGGAAGGGGAACAGTATGAGGAATAAGCTGATGATGATTGCCGTTGCGGCGACGCTCACGGGGTGTGCGTTGGGGCCGGTGGGAGATACGGTAACGACGGACATTGGGACGCCGGCGATCGAGGAGAACACGGGCCAGTCGGTGCCTGCGCTTGCCCAGTACCCGCCAACGACGATCGTTGATTACGGGGAGTGTCCGTCTGGGTCGGATGCGTGATGAGGTGGTGGGTCAGGAGATCCGGGGGGCGTGCTCCCCGGACTCTTGGTCCGCTAACCCGGCCGAGGTTGCCGCAGCCGTCGATCTGTTCTATGAGGAGGACGACGAGGATGTGGTGGCGTTGGCCCGTAGCATTTGCGCTGGCTGCCCGGCCCGGCGTGAATGTTTAGACATCGCGATGTCACGTAACGAACGGTACGGGATGTGGGGTGGCCTGACCCCGGCGGAGCGGCAACGCTTGCGCCGTACAGGAATTGAGCCGTATGATTTCCTTGAGGAGGAAACGAAATGAGTAAGAAGATCAAGGGTCGCAAGGCCGTCATCGAAGCAGCGTCGCAGGCGGTCATGACTGACCGCAACGCAGACTACGCTCCGCCGGAGGAGAACTTCCGGAGGATCGCTGACTTGTGGAACACGTATCTGGAAGGGCGGGGTGAGGTCACCCCGTACGACACTGCGATCATGATGGTGTTGGTGAAGGTGGCTCGCATTCAAGCGTCGCCGCATCTCGCTGATCATCTGGTGGATATCGCCGGGTACGCTGCGTGTGCCGGTGATGTGATGCCTGCCGCTCCGAAGCCTGCGGCGGAGGAACGGGAGCCGGTGGAGGAGCAGGCCCCGTTGACTCGTGAGGAACGGATCGATGCTGATGGTGTGCTTGCGACGTACGAGGGAGCGCACGGCATGTATCTGGAGGAAGGCAGCGGCGGTGTGTTCTACGGTGGCGGCGGCCGGAAGATCGGGGTTGCTAACACTAAGGGCGCGGTGGCGGCCGGCGTGCTGGTGCTGTCGTGAAGTATGACCTGCCAGATTGGAAGCTGACGTTGGTTGAGTCGTCAACGGACGTCGATGCGTTCCTCGGGTGGGTTGATGGGGCGGTCGGGATGGTGTCGATCGACACCGAAACTCACGGGCTCGACTGGACCGAGCGGGATTTCACTCGGCTAGTGACGTTCGCTGACGACCACCAAGGCTGGGCGGTGCCGACATCGTGGTGGGGGCGGCCGTTGTCGCAGGCGCTAGCTCGGCTGCGTGATAAGGGCAACCCGGTGGCTATGTGGAACGCCCGGTTCGACATGCATGCGTTGGAGGGTGACGGGTTCCCGGTGCCTCATTGGTCGAACGTGCACGACGGGATGGTGCTGCATCATCTGCTCGCTCCGCACGTCGGGCATTCGTTGAAGGGCGTGTCGGCTGAGCGGTTGGGTCGGTGGGCGACGACGGGGCAGAACTTGTTGAAGGCTCGGATGGCGAAGCACGGGTGGACGTGGTCCACGGTGCCGGTCGATGAGCCGTCGTACTGGCAGTACGGGGTGGTGGACGTGTTCCTCACCCAGATGCTGGTTCATCAGCTACTGCCCGAGGTTACCGAGGCCGGGATGTTCGCAGCCTACGAGCGGGAGATGCATGCGTCGGCGATCATGTACCGGGCCGAGGTGCGAGGCATGCGGGTCGATCACCGGTATGCGGAGGCGACCCGCCGGCGTTGGCTGGCCCGGTCAGTGGAGTTGCGGGATCACCTGTCGTCTCGGGGGGTTACGAACCCAAACTCGAATCAGCAGTTGGAGCGGGTGTTTCGGGATCTCGGGTGGGAGCCCGAGGATTTCACGGAGACGGGGCAGGCTGCGTTGGACAAGATCGTGCTCGGTCAGTTGTCGGAACGGTATCCGGATATTGCGCCGCACATCATTGAGTACAAGCGGTTGACTAAGTGGATCGGTGCGTATCTGGAGCCGTTCGCTGCGTCGGGTGGGCGGGTGCATCCGTCGATCAACACGCTGCGTGCGAAGACGGGGCGCATGTCGATCACGAACCCTGCGTTGCAGACGTTGCCGTCGAAGGGTAGCGGCGGGGAGATCCGCCGGTGTGTCCTGCCGGAGCCGGGCTGCGAGTTGTGGGCGATCGATTACGACGGGCAGGAGGCTCGCCTGTTTGCGAACCTGAGCCGTGACCCGGGGATGACGGCGGCGTATGAGGCAGGCGATGACCTGTACACGCACGTTGCCCGGATCGTGTGGTCGGACCCTTCGATCACGAAGGACGATGCCCGCCGGGGCGTGGCGAAAGTTATTCTTCTGGCGTTCACGTACGGTGCGGGTGTGGATACGTTGGCGGTGGCGTCGGGTATGCCGTCGAAAGACGTTGAGGGTTTCTTGTTGCGTTTGTTTGCTGAGTTCCCGACGGTGCGGGACATGACCGGGGATCACGCCGTTGGAGGCAACTACCCCGGCAAGCCTGCCCTGTTGGCGGAGGAACGGCAGGCCGCTGAGGGTCTCGCTTATGTGCGTACCCGAGGCGGTCGCCGTTTCTCCATGCCCGAGGGCGAGTATTACAAGGCGATCAACGGGCTGATGCAGGGCACCGGCTCGGATGTGTTGAAGGAGGCGCTGGTCCGGTTGGATGTTGCCGGTCTCGCTGACTTTATTGTTGTGCCGGTGCATGACGAGGTTGTGTTCTCGATCCCGAAGGGTCATGCGGAGATCGCAGCCGAAGCTGCCCGGTGCTTAGAGGACCGGTCGTGGGAGATTCCTTTGACCGTGGACGTGACCGGCCCGCTTTCTCATTGGGGCGAGGCTTACGGCTTTCAGGAGGCCGACAATGACTGACGATCTGGAAGTGGTGCGGGACCAGAAGATTGAGGAGCGGCTGGCAGAGATTGCTGCGTCGCTGCCGGACGGCGAGTTGTTGGAGAAGTGGAAGGCGATCAACTCGCTGCTGGATTACCGCTTGTTGAACGGTGAGGATCTGGTAGCTACGATGCTGGCGGATCTGGTGCTGGAACACATTGCTGCGACGGTACGGAATCTGATCCCTCGGGACGAGTTGGATCGGATCATGGATGGGATTGATTTCCGATGATTGAGGTGCACGCTGATCCGCATTCGATGCGGTTAGAGGTTCGGGCTCCGTCTCGGATCTCTGATTTGATTGGACGTATCCCCGGGTTGAAGGTGGATGCGCAGGCTGGGTGTTGGGCGGGGCCGATCACGCCGCAGGTGATGTTGGCGGTGGCGGACACGCTTGGTCGGTTGGATGGGTTCACCCCCACACCCGAGGCCAACTCGTTGATGTCTGGGATTCAGGCGGTGCGGGCGCAGGTCCGTAACGTGAAGCGGGACGGCGTCGAGTCGCAGGACCCTCGGCTGTTTGACTATCAGACGGTCGGGGTGTGGATGTTGTTGAACCGTAAGCGTGTCCTGCTCGGGGACGAGATGGGCACAGGCAAGACGGTGATGTCGTTGACCGCTGCCCGCACCGTGGGTGGGGCTGCGTTGGTTGTGTGCCCCAACTCGATGAAGCACCGGTGGGCTGATGAGGCGAAGGTGTGGTACCCGGAGGCGTCGACGTTTGTGGTGCACGGTACCGCTAAGCAGAAGGAGGCGGTGATCGGTGCGGCGCAAGAGGCGGACGGTCCGGTCGTGGTCATCGTGAACTGGGAGGCGTTGCGTACGTTGTCTCGGGTCGCAGGGTACGGGTCGCAGAAACTGTCCGAGAAAGAGAAGACGCCGGGGCCGTTGAACGCTATCGACTGGGATGTGGTGATAGCTGATGAGGCGCACCGTGCGAAGGACGCCAACTCGAAACAGACCCGGGCTCTTTGGGCGGTATCTGCTAACGCACGGTGGCGGTGGGCGTTGACGGGCACGCCCGTGTTGAACACGCCCGGAGATTTGTGGGCTATCGGCAGGTTCTATGACCCGGCGACGTTCGGTGATTCTCGCCACAAGTGGCACAACCAGTACGTTGCGTACATTGAAACGAACTGGGGGCCGAAAGACATCGGGCTGCGGCAGGACCGCAAGGACCTGTTCGAGGCGTGGTTTGATATGAACTTTGTGCGCCGCACGAAAGACGAGGTGCTGGACCTGCCGCCCATCACGTACCAGACCCGCACGGTGGAGATGCATCAGAAGCAGCGGACCGCTTACAACAAGATGGTGAACGATCTGATCGTGGCGATCGACGACGGGGTGCTGGTTGCTACTGACCCGCTGGCGTTGCTGATTCGGTTGTCGCAGATCGCATCCGCTACCCCTGTCGTGTCGCCGGAGGGTGAGGTGCTGGCGTTGGATACGCCGTCGAACAAGATCACGGCGCTGTTCGAGGTGTTGGACGAGTTGGGCGAGGACAAGCCGGTTGCGGTGTTTGCTCAGTCTCGGAAGCTGGTGGAGTTGGCGGCGTCTGAACTGGAACGTAAAGGGATTTCTACTGCGATGGTGACGGGTGCGGTTGACCCGGCGCTGAGAGAAGCTAACGTGCAGCGGTTTCAACGAGGGGATGCACGTGTGGCTTTGGTGACTCTCGGCGCCGGGTCGGAAGGCATCAACTTGTTTGCGGCGGACACGGCCGTGTTTCTGCAACGCAGTTACAGTTTCGGTCAGTCGTTGCAGGCCGAGGCTCGGGTGCATCGCATCGGGCAGGAAGCGGATCACGTCACGATCATCGACCTTGTTTCGGAGGGAACAGTTGACGAGGCAGTGATTGCTGCGTTACAGTCCAAGGGGGAGATGTCGGAGCAGGTGCTGCGGGATCAGGCCCGGTCGCTGATGAGGAGCAAGGCGTGAGCGGTAAACGTTGCGAGGATTACACGCCGGCGGATCGGCACAATGATTATATGCGTCACCGTCGTGAGGGTTCGCAGCCGTGTGTTGCTGCCCGTGCGGCGTGGGCGAAACGTCAGCGGGCAGTGCGTGCACGCCTGCGAGGAGGAGAAAGCAAATGACTACAGACCCGAACCTGAAGGTTCAGTTGGATTACACAAACAAGGTGGTGGACGTGCGCCAGTCGGCGCTGCAAGCGTACCTTGGATGTCCTCGCCGGTTCTACTGGGAGTACGTGGAGGGGTTGGAGCCTGACTACCCGGCGGGTACCCGCCCGTGGGCTACGGTCGACACCGGTACTGCGGTGCATGAGGCGCTCGGGGCGTGGTATGACGGCTCCGGTCGTGACCCGCTGGTGGCGTGGCGTGCGTGGGCGGAGGAAACGTTTGACGGTGTCGTCCCGGAGGATTGCCCGGAGGATCTGATCGATGTGATGATCGACGGGCACCTTGATGATCTTGCGCAGGACGGCGCTGATCTCGGTGAGACCACGGTGGAGGTGGAGGTGCCGGTCGTGGGTGAGGTGTCCGGGTTGCGTGACGGGTGGACTGCCCGGGTGCATGGACGTGTGGATCGTCTGATCGAAACGGACGACGGTGTCCGGATCATTGACGATTGGAAGACGGTTGGCCCGTTGTCCGGTGCGCTCACTCACGTGCAGCAGTTGGGTCGGTATGCGGTGATGCTGCGGGCGTCGACGGGTTGGCGTGCCGATCGGGTTCGGATCACGGAGATCCGGAAGGTGAAGCGCACAAAGGGCGGCCCGTTCTATGCTCGTAGCTGGCTGCCGCTCAACGAGGAGGCGTATGCTTCGCATGCGTTGGCGTTGCGAGACACGCTGAACAGCATGCTGCACACCATCGAGTCTGGTTCGTACCTGTACAACGTGACTACCGAGTGCGGATGGAAGTGTCGGGCGCAGGATATTTGCCTCGCTCAACAACACGGAGATGACGTCGAGATGATCGTCGATCTCCACTACCGGCCCAAGGGTCAGGAAGGGATGCAATGACAACAAGCAAGCGATGGAGGCTCCTGCTGTTCGGGGAGCCCAAGACCGGGAAGACCTCACTGGCCGAGACGGCCCCGGGGCCACGGCTCATCCTTGACGCTGAGGGCGGGACCGACTGGTTGTCCTCCGAGACTGTGCAGTGGGACCCGATGCAGGGTGCTCCGCCGCAGGTTGACGGTGACGTCAGTGTCGTGGTTCATGTCCTCAACTGGGAAATGATTGAGAAGGTGACCCGCTGGTTGCAGAAGGGTGATCACCAGTTTCGTTCTGTGATTCTGGACTCGCTCACCGAACTGCAGAAGCAGGCGAAGCGTTCGATCACGGACACCGGCATGCAGCTAAAGGATTGGGGTACGCTCTATGATAAGATGGATGCTCCCCTCCGGGATATTCGTGACCTCACGAAGCTGCCCGGGTCCCCCGTCGAGGTCGTGATTATCACTGCCCTTGCTAACCATCGAGAGGATCGGGTAGTGCCAGACATTCAGGGCAGCATGGCTCGCTCGCTCGCAGGGCAGATGGACACCATCGCCTATCTGCGTCCGGGCACGATGCGGTCGGATGGCACGGTCGGGCGTGAACTGATCGTTGACGCCCGGCAGGGCATCACCGCCGGCGATCGTACGAAGGTGCTGCGCCGCCAGTTCCACGGGGTAGTGCCCGTGGATCTCGATGAGGAGAGCGACACTATGACGTGGAACATTTCGCAGATGCTGGAGTTGATGAACCGTGACTGAGCCCGTCCAGTTGCCGAACGCTATCATCACGGGGTTTGCTGTGAACAAGACGTACGCTGTCGGCACCGAAGGTGAACGGCACGCAATTGTCGCATTGACTTTACAGCTTGCTATTTCCGAGGGTAACATCGTGCAGCAGACGTTCATCATGCACAAGGATGATGTTCCGTTGTTGCGCAGCGAACTGAAGAATCCACCTACTATCGATACGAACCAAGAATCTCTACCAATTGAGGAGCAACAGTAATGTCCAGTTTCAACTTTGAGTCCATCTTCCAAGAGGCAGTGTCGGAGGGTTTCGGCCCGTCCATCGACCTTGCACCCGGCAAGTACATTGCCGAGATCAAGTCCGCTAACTTCGGTGAGTCGAAGGCGGGAGCCCCGAAGGCCGGGTTCATGTTCGTCGCTCAGGACGGCAGCGTCAGCGCCGACGGCGAAGACATGTCGGGCGGTACCATCTGGCTGAACGCCACGTTCTCCGAGAAGGCCGCCGGGTTCGCTGCCCGTGACTGCGCCTCGCTCGGTGTGACCGGTGCGATGCTCAACGCCGACCCGCAGGCTGCGGTTCAGACGACCGTCGGGCAGGTGTGGTCGATCGAGGTGAAGCTGTCGAAGGACGGCCAGTGGACGAACTGCTACCTCGGCAAGAAGCAGGGCGGCGACGCCGGTCTGAAGGCTGTGCCTTCCCCGGCTCCTGCCCCCGCTCCGGCCCCGACCGCCGCCGAGTCGTTCGAGAAGGATCTCGACACCGGCGACACTTGGGCCATCTGATCCATTGCCGGGGGTCCAAGCAGGGGCGTCACCCCTCCTCCCCCCACCGGCAATGAGTATCCCTGCGGGGTGGGCTTGGAGCCCCGCAGGTTTCGGGCGTGAAGGTTGGCTTCGCTGCACCGGCCACGGGCAGGTGCGGGTACCCGGGTTCGATCCCCGGCACGTCCACTAATCAGTTCAGAGGAGTTCTGATGACTAAATCCGCAGCGGTTCTGCTGCTCGCATACATTGCCGCATTGTACGTAATCGATGCGAACGCAGGCCCCGGGCTGGCGCATGCGGTGTGGCCTCGGGACGTGGACCGTTTGCCCGGTGCGGTGACTGGTGCGTTTCTGCACGCAGATCAGGCGCATCTGGCAGGCAACATCGTGGGGGTTGGTATCCTCGGAGGGATCGCCGCTACCCGAGGCGCCGCCTATCTGGGTGCGGTGTTGACGGCGGGCGTGGTCGCCGGCGGCGGGCTGCTGTGGGCGATCGGAGATCACGGCACCCCAGTGATCGGGGCGTCGGGGGTCGTGTTCGCTCTGCTCGGTGCGTACATCGTGGCTACGGTGCTGACGTTCCCGAACGAATACTGGATCTCGAAGTCGTTGTCGCTGCTGGTTTGCGGCGCTATAGCCGTGTCCGGGTTGGTGCCTCGGGACGGTGTTTCTTGGGAAGGGCACCTCGGTGGGCTGATCGCTGGTGTGATCTGCGCTGCTGTTTACTTTGCTGTGAAGACTATTGAGGAGAACCGATGAGCACATTCCCGGAGTTCGCTACTATCGAGGAGATCAAAGCCCGGATGCCGGTGACGTACGTTCTGTACGCTGCCGGGCATGAGCCGGTAGATCGCAGCGGCAGGGACCTCATGTATCTGACGCCGTGGCGGCAGGACTCCAACCCGAGCCTTGCCTGCTACGCCTCCGACGATGACGGTGTCGTGGATCGGTGGCGGGACATGGCCCGGTCGGAGGGCGGCGATATGCTGGACCTGATCGGCATGCTGGACTCGAGTCGTGAGTCGTTCGCTGATCAGCTTGCGATGGCTCGCACCCTGTACGTCCGGTTCTTGGAGGGCGATTGGGTTGCCCCGGAACCGTTGCCGTCGGTGGGGTCGTTTGATGTGGACGCTGCCCGTGCTGAGATGGCGGAGTGGGCGGCGCAGGAGGACCCGGGCGAGTTGGAGTTGTGGATGCGGGAACGAGACGACGCAGTGTCTGCGTTGCCTGCCGATCTGCTGCGTGACACGTTCCGTGTGTCGTTCGTTGGCGGCGAGGTGAAGGCGCCGTTCTTCGATGCGGACGGCGAGTTTGTTGCATACAAGTATCGGCGGCCCGGTGAGAAGTTCATGTCGCCGGCGGGTACCCGTGGCATGTGGACCGTGTTCTACGGGGAATGGCTGGATGACGGCGAACGTCCTGTGGTAGTATGTGAGGGAGAACCAGACGTCTGGTCAGGTACCGGCGCCACCCGAGAGTACGTGTTCTTGGGGCTACCGTCGGGGGCCGGTACTCGCCCTGAGAAGATGCAGTCCCGGCTCGCTGGACGCCGAGTGTACATTGCGCTCGATGGCGATGAGGCGGGCCGGGACGCATCTACCTTGTGGGCCGATTACCTGCGAGAAGACAACGAGGTGTTTATTGTTCCGGTCCCGGAGGGTCGGGACTTGTCGTCGGTGGCGGACATCCCCGGTCTGCTGGCACGTGCCCGCCGGTACGAGGCGGAGATGCGGGGGATCGTGGAGATCGGCGGCCGGTATCGTCGGGTGTCTAACAACGGCGACCCGGGTATGGAGTTGTCGGATTTCGTGATTGATCCAGTGCGGGTCATGATTGATCAGAGCGGCGGCATGTCGTATGAGGTGACGGACGGGGCTCGGGATCTGTTGCTGGTCGCCGGTGACATCGGCTCGAAGAATCAGTTTCGTAAGTGGGCGCACCGTCACGGGCTGGTGTGGTCGGGGAGCGACACGGACGTTGCGGTGTTGGCGTCTCGGTTGAAGGCCCGGTCCATGTTCGTGCCGCAGGAGTCGGCGTCCGATATTGCCGGGTATCACGACGGGCATATCGTGTGGGATGGCGGGTCGATTGGGGATTCGCCGGTCCGGTATGTGCCGGGCGCTTCGATCGTGAACCTAGACATTCGTGTCACCGAAGGCCGAGGCGATCATCGCCTCATCTATGCGATGCGTGAAATGAACGAACGCAAAGTGGTTGATCCCATTCTGGCTTGGGCGGCGGTCGCCCCCTTCCGGTCACTCCTCCCCCAGTTCCCGGTGTTGAACATCACCGGTGTGTCTGGGTCCGGAAAGACCACAACCGCCCAAGCCATCATTCCTGTGCTGACTGGGTCGCACATCTTTCAGACGTTGACGTCGTCGACGCCGTACGCTGTTGAGTCGTTGGTGAACGCCACCAACGGGTTCCCTGTCGTGTTTGACGAGTACCGTCCGGGTGCTCGGACCGCTACGTTGGAGCGGTTGGAGCAGTTGGCTCGTGACGCCTACGACGGGAACCCGTCAGCGAAGTCTATGGGCGGTGACCGGTGGAACGAGATCGCTTACATTCGTACCGAAGCGCCGATCGTTATTGCCGGCGAGCAGTCGATTACGGAAACGTCGCACGCTGAGCGTATGATTCTGGTGGACGTGGTGCGTCCGAAGGTGCGTGAGTCTCGGCATGAGCGGGCGTTGCGGTTCGTGCAGGACGGCGAGGACGGCACGCTGGCGTATTCGTTCTTGTCTTTCGTGTGCCGATCGATTCAGGAAGATGGCTCGGTCAAGGTCACTCCGTCGGGGCCGGCGGACCTGCCGGATCGTGTCCGGTACAACCTCGGGGTGTTGGATCTCGGGTGGCGTATCCTCAACGATTTCCTCGCTATGCGAGGCGCTGCTGGTTTGGACGCCCCCGACTGGTCTGGTGTCGTGGGCACCGTGGAGGCGGCAACGTCCACGAACCCGACGTTGGATGCGTTGGAGTGGGCGTTGGGTGACCGGTTCGCTTCGGAGAACGTGTGGATCGAGGACGGTATGTTGTATGTGCAGGTGTCCGGGTTCGTGGCGGACGTTCGCAGATCGGGGGCGTTCGTGTTGCCCGGCAACAACGGACGGACGATCAGTAACCTGCTGGTAGCCGAGTACGGCGCAGAGCAGACCCGTAAATCCCCGCCGTTCGGCGGGCAGTACAAGCGTGTATGGGCGATGCCCGCCTGCAAAGTGTTCCCTGACAACGAAGGAGAATGAGATGGGACGATTGGAAGAATACTTCAACTTGTTTGATGCGAAACGGAGAGACTGGGACCCGGACGAACCGACCGCTTCGTTTACCCGTAGCGTGTCCGACATCACCGAGTTTGAGCTCCACCACACCGGGGCGTCCGGGCCGTCGTCGCTTACGTTCTCTGCGAAGAAGTCGTGGCTGCTCGGCATCGAACGGTACCATGAGGTCACGAAGTCGTGGTCGGACATCTTCTATCAGGTGTTTGTGTTTGCTGACGGCGAGATTTGGGAAGGGCGAGACGTGCGTCGTGCGTCGACGTCGAAGGCAGCGAACGCTATCACCGTGCATCTGCCCGGCAACGACCCGAAGGTGACGCCAGCGCAACACGAGTCGTTCGTGAAGGTAGCCCGGTGGGCGACGTTCGGTGACCCTGCGAAGGTGCGGGGGCATTCGGACCGGTCGGCTACGGCGTGCCCCGGTAACAATGGGCGTATCGAACTGGACGCTATCCGGGCTGCGCTGGCTCATCAGCCTCCGCCGCCGGCGCCGCAGCCCGACACGGCAGACCTTGATGCGTTGACCGAGAAGGTTGCGGGGCTTGAGCTGTCCGTTGGGGTGCTGCGTACCCGCCTCGGGTTGCTGGAAAACCTTGCCCGTACCCCCGCTGAGGATGCGGATTCTATCATCGAAGAAATCCGTCGCCGTCTGGTAGACTGATAGAATGTTCGTGACTGCCGTATCCGCTTGCTGGGCTTGGATTGCCTGCGCCGTGCACCTCGTGTGCTGGCGTCGGCTCCGGTCTGGGCAAGGACAGTTTAGCTACACGTGGAGCTATCTGTCGTTGGGTACCGCAGCTTTGACGTTTACCTACGCCACCGCATACACGTGGCTGGCGTTCGGCAACCCGGACCGTGCAGAATGGTCCGAGATGCTTGCGTACGTTGCCCTCGTAGGGTGGCCCGTTGTTTGGATTCTTCCCGGATGGGCCACCCTGTACGCCTTCAAGATTCAACGGCGACTGGTGGAGGGGCATGAAAGATGAGCAGCGAAGTGGTGGCGGCGCTTCTCGGGTCGGGGGTGCTTGGTGCGCTCGGGTCGGGGATCATGGCCGTTGTGCGTGCCCGTAATGAGGCAGAGAAAGCAGACGCCCACACGTTGCAGGTGGTGCATAGTGTGTACGACGACACTCTCGAAACAGTTATGAATCGGGTGTCGTTGCTGGAGCAAAGGATCGGGGATCTGGAAACAGCGAATGTGAAGTTGCGTAGACGAGTGAACCAATTAGAGATATACATTATTCGAGAAGGGCTACCCCTTCCGGAAGAACAGGACTGACAGATGAGCCCCCGAATCCTTTACTTCGATATTGAAACGTTCCCGCTGCTGGCCCACGTGTGGTCCAAGTTTGTGGACGGCCCGGTTGTGTCCATCGAGCGGGAGTGGAGCATTGCTTCTATTGCGTGGCAGTGGGAAGGCGAGAAGCGGACGCATGCGATGGATGCCCGTGACAATCCGCATGATGACACCGCTATGGTGGAGAAGATGTGGGATCTGTTTGACGAGGCCGACGTGGTGATCGGTCACAACGCTAACGGGTTTGATATCAAGAAGGTGCAGGGCCGGATGTTGCTGCTCGGCATGACGCCGCCGTCTCCGTTTCAGTCGATCGACACGCTGTCAGTTATCCGCAAACATTTCAAGCTGACATCTAACCGTCTCGGGGATGTGTGTGAGGCGCTCGGGCTCGGAGGCAAGGTGTCCACTGGCGGTTGGGAGTTGTGGGCGGGGTGTCTCGCCGGCGACCCTGCGGCGTGGAACAAGATGGTGAGGTACAACAAGCAGGATGTGGCGTTGCTGCCGGAGTTGTATCACAAGATCCGTCCGTGGATGTCTAACCATCCGGTGCTGCACGCTACGGGCTGCCCGAAGTGCGGCAGTGATCATTCGCATGGGCGTGGGTATACGACGACGAAGGGCGGGGTCACGTATCAGAAACGTGAATGCCAGTCGTGCGGCGGGTACTTTACGGTTCCGGGTCTCGTGTCGAAGGCCGAGTACAAGGACATTACCCGGCGATGATTGATGATGAACTAGCGTTCTTGTTGCGGCTGCAAGCGCAGCGTGATTTGAGGGCGTCACCGATCTGGGGGACACGGCGACGGTTCGATTTGTACCGTGGCTACCGCCCCAGAATACTATTCCCTAGTAGAAAGTGGTACACTGTAATGATGGAACAGTACAAGGACCTTGCTCAACGAATCGCTTGGCGTGCAGCCGACGGTTTCCTTACCGCTTTGGTGTTTGACAACATCTTTGGTATTGGCCTTCCGGAGTGGAAGGTTGCTGTCGCTGCGGGCGCATCGGCTGGCATCAAGCCGCTGATTGTGTTCGTGTCGAAGAAGGCGGGGCGTGGCTGAGTGAATATTGAACGCACTGAGCTGGCCCAGTCGGAGTTCGACGGGAACGTCGAGGAGATCGACTGGTCTGCCTACGAGGATGAGGAGCTGGCGTGCGGGGTTGAGAACCCTGAGACTTGTGAGTCTTGCCAGTAGCCTCTGAGAGGAGGCCACGTATCTCTGATGGAGCCGCCCTTCGGGGCGGCTCTTTCAGTTTCCGAACAGCGCGTCCGACAGGGACGTTTTGTTGCCGGAGTCCAGCAGCGAGGAACTACCGGATGCGGTCGACGGCAAGTCAGCTATCCACCAGTTATCTTCGGACATTCCGTCCGGCCAATACTCGTAGACGGTGCCGTCCACCCACCACTGGTACACGCCTTGCAGCGGGTTATGCCCGGCCTGCACCCATTCCCTTGGGGTGAAGTACGGGGAGTTCGGGTGGGCGTCGTTGTACGCCCTGCGCACGTCCATAGGAAGCGACGTCGCAGCCGGGTTGATTTGGTACCCGACGGACAACGCCCACGACCGCACGTCTGACAGCCGAGATCCCGGCCACACAGTCTCAACGTCCCGGTACGTGATCGTGTTGCCTTCTCGGTCAACGAACACGTCGTCCGGGTTCTTTGAGTTGTAGTACGCTTTCGTCAGATTGTTAGACAGCGGGTCGCCGTCTTCGTTGACGAGCCCCACGGACACGGATAGGTCGGCGGCCCTGCTGGACCTAGTACTGTAACTGTTGCCGTCTGCGTCTGGCTTCTCGAAGTATCGGACACCCTTGTCTTCCACCCATTGACGCCACGCATCCAGCGTGATTACATTTCCGTCGGAATCAAGGAACGGGTCGTCTGGGTTAGCAGCGTTGTAGTGTGCTTTGGTGCGGAAATCTACAATGCCGTGCGGGTCGCCGCCGGCCTTGTCTGGGCGGGTCCATCCCATCTCCACAGCGTACTGATCTCCTCGGGTTTCTCGGCTCGTGTATCGGCCTTCCAGATCCTCGACGAGTTCCAACGTTTGTTCGGGGTCCAGCCCGGCCTGTTCGGACCAGTTCTCTACGTCAGCTCGGGTGATGATCTCAAACCCGAGGCGGCGTTCCCGTTCCAGCAGTTCGAGATAGTTGGCGTCGGTCATCGGGTCGATGCCTGCGGCTTCCAAACGGTCCCGCAGGATGTACGAGTCTGCTCGGGAACCGGACACGCCGATGTCTTCTGCAATGTCTGGGAGTTCCGGGATGATTCCTAGATGTCGCAGGTCCTGCTGTGTTCCAATGTCAACGCCTCGGCGTTTGGCCTCCTCAATCAGGGTGTCTAGTTCTGCGGACATGCTGTAGATCACGGAACGTTGAGCGGCGTCGCCTAGCGGCACAGCGTTCCAGCCGAGGAGGTTTTTGATGAGAGCAACCCCAAGCGACATATCTTTCTGCATGGGGGTTGGGTTGTTTCCGAGTCCGGTGCCGAACAGGCCGCTGCTTCCTTCGAGAGCGCCTCCGGACAGTTCAGAGATCATCCGATCCACCGGCCCCCACAGAGGCATGATAGTGTCAGCGAACCTCATCAAGTCGCCTTCGAGGCCCCGGTCTGAAATGTCTTTGCCGTACCAAGTTTCTTGTGATCGGACCTCGAAGAGGAAGTCAACCATAGACATCGGGCCGCCGGCCAGCAGCCCAAGAAGCGCAGCCGCTGAGTCTTTGCCTTCTGTTTCGCCGGGGAGAATCTCTTTTAGTCCGGGGATCTGGTCTATGAGTTTCCACGCAGCGTTGTACGGGTCAAAGGCTGCGTTGAACACGGACTCTGGGGCCATCGCAACGCCGCCCATCAGCGCCGTACCAATCGTTCCCTGCTCTTTAGCCCAGTCCGGGATCAGACTGTTCAATCCGCCGTCCTCGTCGTCAACCGGAACCAGCGACCGGTGAGCACGAAGCTGACGTGCCACGCCGGCCGGGTTGTGCATAATAGCCCACGTCTGTAGCGCCGTGTTCTTACGCATGAACGTGTAGAACCGGGAAATAGACCGCAGGCGGGCACGCTCGAACGGGGTCAGGTCCCCGTAGTCGAACAGGTAGCGGCGCACAGACGCAGCGGCTTCTTCCGCTGAGAAACCCTTGTTGATCCGGTCAATGTAGTGAGCGAGTCGGGCGTTGTTTTCCACCGAAGTGCCGACTGCACGTCCGGTTCGCACGACCCTATTGTCTATCGCTTTGTCGGTCGTCGTCTGCAAACCCTTACCGACCTTGCCTTTAGGGATGGCACGGTACACGTTGTCTAGCTCGTCGGGGGCAAGGTCTTGGAAGAACCCGTTGCCGATAATTCCCCGATCTCGGGCACCGATCAGCAATGCCTGATCTCGGGAAGACAACCCAAGGTGGTCGCTCTTGACGATGTCGTCAAACGACATGCCCGCAAACACTGCGTTGCGGTCGCCGGTTCCGGACACTGCACCGAGGCGGCGGCGTGCCTTTCCGCTGGCGTTCTGAAGGCGGGCGGCGTGCCAGTACACCGCAGGGCTCGTTACCCCTGCGGTCAGGTTCAGCATCACGTTGCCGTATGCGTTTCGCATGTGGAACCCGAAACCGTCGGCCAACGGAACCGTGGCATAGGTGCCCCAGATTTGCGACCACCGATCAAGAAACGCTTGGAAGTGCTCCAACGTTTCGTCGTTGAACATCACCTTGCGGATGTTGTCGATTTCTTTCGCAATCTCCGGGGTGGTGTACAGCGGCCCTCGGGGGGTGTCCACTTTCACCGTGCGAAAGCCCGCCTCGGATCGGCGCAGTTGTAGTTGACGTAGCGCCTTCTCGTTGTACCCGACGGCCCCTTCGCCCCACGCAGCCACCGTGCGGCCGGTGTCGTCCGTAAGTCCAACTAGCTCGTCCAGCATGTCCATCTGCGCTGCCGCCGTAAACGACGACTTCGATCGCAGAGCAAACGCCACCAGCGGGTCCTCTACAAACAGGTTCACGCCATCTTCCAAATCGAACATGATGCGCGCCGCGTCGTTGGCTTCTTCAATAGTAGCCTCCGGCATGAACGTACGGCGTTTCTGATGCATCTGCTCATGCAACGACACTTTACTGTTCGGGTCCAGCCCAAACTTCTCCATCAAATGAGCGTTCTCTTTGATCGCCTTCTCGCCCTCCTGCGTAGTGATCCGAGGGAAATACCCCTCCCGCAAGAAATCCTCAGGAAGCCCGGCCTTGACCGCAGCGTCATCTCCCGCCTTACGCAGATCGTGCATCAACTCCAAATACTCTGCGGTCGCAAACTTGCCTTCGCTGCGCAGCGCCTGAAGTTCCGCAGTCAACAAGTCCTCGTGGTCTAGCTTAGCTAAAACCGCTGTGCCGTCGAGCGGATCTCCGACCGGGCCGTAAATGTTGCCGGGCTCATCCGTCTTCTCCAACGCTTCCCGAACAATGTCATCAACAACAGTAGGGTCATCCGCAAACTCGGCCTGAGCCTGACGTTTCAGTTTAGTCATGGCACCGATGTTGTCATCCAACTGGTTCTCGGCAGCAAACTTTGCTCGCTGCTGCGAACGGTACAAGCCCTCGGCGGTTTGAGTGCCGGACGTGCGGCGAACCCCAGCCCTCGGCGTGAGGCGGTCCCCAAAGAACTGCCCCGTAGGGGACTGCCTGATGCGCTGCGCCAACCCCGGAGATACGATACGTGCAATGTGCCCGTTGCCGGGGACGTTAGTGATGCCCCGCATCATGGGAACAACACCCCAATCGCCGTCGATGAGTTCCCCAATAGCTTTCCAGTTAGGCCCAGTAGGGTCCGCTATGGCAAACAAGTTAGCTGCGTTCGGGTTGTCCCGAGCAGCAAGGACCCGTTCCCGCAGGTCACGAACCGCAGCGTAATACCCGAACCGGTCCGACCCGCCGCCGAGCGCTTTGCCTGCCGCTGACGCTGTGCCTTCATCAGAAAGAATCTGGCCCAGCCGGGCATCCAAATGATCCAACCACTCCATCACCTCGCTAGTGCGTGCCGTGTCCAGCACAAAACCCTTGTCGGTCCAAGACCACGGATCTCCGTCTGCCCGAACCCGGATAGTGTGGAACCCGGAGTTTTCCAACGTAGGGATCACGTCGTCCAGTAGGCGACTGTTGACATCTACAAGGGACCCTGCGGGGTCGGAAGGGGTGACGTCGTCAATGATCGCAGTGCCGTCGTCGTACAACGTGAACCGGCCGGTGCCCATCGGGTCGCCGCTGTGGGTGGTCACCCCGAACTCGTAGCGGGCCGCTGCTGCTGTTTCCGCTGCCGGAGTCAACTCCGTCGGGGAATCTACCAGCGCCCGCAGGTCGTCCCCGTCGATGTACGTGCCGTCCAGAATGTTTATTCGCTTACCGAACTGCTGGTCGATCGGGCGAATATCGGTCGGGTCGGGAGTCAATAGTTTGCGTCGGGCGATCTCGTCTGCCCGGCCAGCGTACTCTACCTTTTGGCGGCCCGGGAATTGCTGCACAGCCTCCGACCCGGGGAGCCGAACGCCGGCAACGTGAACGCCTCGCCCGGATTGGATAGAAGAAATAGCTTCCCGAACTCGTTTGTCTGCTACGTCGCTCGGGTCCAGACGGCGCAGAACCTCGTAGGCGGTGCGTCTACGACCCTCCTCCCCGAACGCTATTTCTAAAGATTTCGTGAGCCTACTCTGCAACGCGGCCTGTTCGCTGGCGCTGAGTACCGCATCTAGACCTTCTCGTTCCACGACCAGACGGGCGCCCGTGCCGTACATTTCTTCCACCATGTCCAGCCCGCCCTTAGCGGAAGCACCACCGAGGGTCAAATAGTTGAGCGGGTCTAACAGTTCGCCGCCCACAAAGTTTGCTAGCTCAAAGATGAACCCGCCAACCCAGCCGCCTCGCCCGGACGAGTTAGGGTTGTAGCCGAGCGCTTCGGCAAAGTCCATCCACCCGTTCGAGTCGATGTCCCACCGGGCCAGTTCCCGGTCGACGGCCCCGCCGTCCGTGTCGATCTTCCCGAGGGTAGCCGGCTCCGCTACAGCCTCAGCAAGAATCATTGCGGCGTCACCGATGCGGCCGTTGCGTACAGCGGACACCGTCATAAGTGCGGTCTGCTGCATGTGAGACAGGCCGGTAGCTAGCGGTTGCCCCACGTATTTACCGAACGGGTTATCTCCGAACCCCCAGTTGGTGATAGTGCCGCCGAGTCCTTTGGCGTTGTCTAAGAACCGGCCACCGAAGTTATCGAACCCGGATTCTGTGTCTGTGAACTTTTCTAGCCCGTACTGTGCCCACATTTCTTTGGGCACAACATCGGACACTGCGATCATGACTTCTTCTACGGAGGATTTAGTTTCCTCGTCGCCTCCGAAGTACAGGCGGGCCATAGTGCCCACCATGTCTCGGAGTTGCTGGTCGTCGTCTCCGAGCGGGACAGCTTGATGCTCAATGACCCACTCGATTACCCGCATGCCGCGGTCCGTGTCGACGTTGTCGGTGGCGAACGCAGCCGGCTGCTGTGGCTGCTGCGGCTGCTGCTGGCTAGTGGTCGGCTGCGCAATCCCGGACCATTCAAGCAAGCTAGGAACGCTCGATGTTGTGGCTGGGGCTGGGGTCACCTGTTGGGGTCGGGGGCTAGTGGTAGCCCCGTTGGCCCAGTCGAGGAGGCTGGGTACAGATGTGGACGTAGACGTCTGGGTAGACGACTGGGTCCCGGAAGGGTCGATGCCGAGGGCGGCGGTTATCACGGCAGGTACCTGCTTATTGGGCGGCTAGATTACTAGAACGCGCGATGGGTGCGGTTCCCACTCCCGGAGTAGGAAGGTACGGTCCGGTGACTCCGGGCCCCATGCCTGCGGCCGGGTCATACGTGATGGTTTCACCCTTGAACTCAGATTCCCACATAGCCGTGTAAATGGACAGCATGTCCATAGCTTCGTTTGGAGTAAGTCCCGCTTGGGTGGTGAGGTAGGTGTATGCCTCTCGTCGGGCCTGCTCCCACGTGTACCCGTCGTCTAGGCGTAGCTGGAAGAACTCGCCGCTTTGCTCATAGAACATCTCAGCCACATCATTGTGCTTTCCTGCCACAGAAGTCAGCCGGTCATATTGGTCAGTAGACAACATAGCTAGCCACGGAGCTAGCGGGTTCTCGCCGTCCGTGGGTTGAGTAGGAATCCTCGGAGTAGGCATCCTCGGAGTATCCCCGCCGGTCCCCACCGCAGCCTTAGCCCGCCCCGCCTCAACCGCAGCCCGGTACTCGTCCAGCGCAAACAGAGAAGCGTCAATAACGCCCTGATGGTCGTCAAACCAAACATCGCTGTATTCGCCTTCACGCCCACGGCCCGCCTCGAAGATAGCCCGCTGCGCTTCAGCGTAAAGAGAGCCCGCCTCCGAAGGGGCGTTCGTGCGGGCAGACAGGTCCGCTAGCGCTTCCGGCGGAATGTCTACCGGGTCAGCGGCCATCGCTGCTTGCGCAGCCGCAGCGTAATCATACTGGGGTTGGACCGTAGTTTCTTTGATCTCGTGCCCTCGGTCCGTGCGGGTAGCGAGCGCCCGAACAATGTCCCGACGTTCACCTTCGCTCATGTTGCGATCAAGTTCAGCCATTATGAATCTCGTCTTCGGGTCGTTGCGGACTAGCGGTAGTTGGAGTCTCCGCCGCCGGTGCGGGTTTTACTCGTGGTAGTGGTGTTGTTAGTATAAGTAGTGTATGTTTTAGGTTGCGTGTACGTTGGGCTAGAGTAGCTAGGTGCCGGGCTGGAGGATGTGGTGCCCTTATCAATCTCATTGGCAGCCTCCTCCGCCGCCAGTTGCAAACGCATAGCCGCCGCCTCACGAGAAAGATCCGAACGTTGCTGTTCCAGCCGGCGCTGCAGTTCTTCCTGCGCCCGCTGAGCAGCGTACTGTTCCTGTTCCAAATCGAACCCGATACGTTCCCGAGTCTTAGCTTCCCGGTTCAATCGGGTACCGGACCGGAACAGGCCACGGTTCTCGAAATCCATCTGATGCCCTTCGATCGCACGCTCAGTGGCACGAGCGTACGCTTCGCTGCGGCGGCGGGCATCTTCTTGAAACAGCGCCTGCCGCAACGCAATCTCGTCATCGATCTTAGCTTCGGACAACCCCTGAGCCTGCAGAAACGCAGCGTACGCAGGGTTCTGAGATTCCCGCTGTTCCTCCGCCGACTGCATTGCGGCTTCTGCCGCAGCCTCCGCCGCTGCCTGCCGCAGGGCTGCCTTCTGCTCCTCAGTAGCAGTCAAAGAGAACTTCTTGAGCGCTTCACGTTCTTCTAGAGGAGCGGTCGTAGCAAAGATCCTAAGTTCTTCTTGCTCCTGCGGGGTCGCTGTTGCAGCAAACTGTCTAAGAACCTCGAGCTCCTCGGGCGGCAACGCAGCAAGAGCCGCCATCTCTGCGGAAGTTAGTAGAGCCATTGGTCATTCCTGTTCGTCGGCGGCTCGCCGTTCGGTGAGTTCCATCTGCATAGCGATAATAGCTATCTGGGTTTGGATCGGTTCTGGTGCAGCCTTTACTGCTTCGAGAAGCTGCTCATCTGTAAACGTAATAGGGGCCGGCTCAGTCATGCCATAATCTTATCACACGCCCGGGCCGTGATTCCTAGCTTCCAACACGGATATCCTTCGCCTAGCGTCTTGCAGCGCCAACACTAGAAGCGATAGGTAACTGTTGCGGTCAATGCCCGTAAGCACTTGATTACCGTCTTTGTCGGTTCCGTGCACGCCGAGGAACGGAGAGATAGCGTCCATATCTTCAGCCATCGGGCCGATCTCTGGGAACTCGGGGGCGTGGTCTCGGGTCCACATTTTGGGAACGATCTGATCGACCATGTCGGCGGTTAGCCAGCCTTCCAGATCTGTTTGGACGTTTCGTTTGCCTGCGGCCGTGGAAGTGTTTCGGTACAGATAGTAGACCCCGAACACGGTGTTCCAGTCTGCGGAGTTTCCCGATCCGGTGGTTGGGCTGTTGGCTACATACGAACCGCCGGAGGTGGGTACGTACACGTTGGCGGACTGGATTTGGAACCTTACGGTTCCGCCGGTAGAGAAGCCGATTTCGTCTGCCCCGTGCCGGTACATGCCGGTGTTAGTGTCCGAGCTGAAACTAAACGACGGGGTCCCTGCCGACCCAGAGGCTCCACGCAACTGGTACGGGAGAATCATGTTTCTGCTGGTGTTGAACGACATGCACAGCGTGCCAAGATACGTTACCGACACTCCGTTGGTTCCTCCAACATACGCATCCCACGACCCGGCATTGAGCCCAATGTACTCTGCGGTCGATGCGTTTTCTGCTTCGCCGTTTAGTGTGATTTCTGCATACGCTCTGCTAGACGTGTTGTATGCCGGGCTGCGGAGAACAAGCGACCAGAACTCGTTAGCTGACGTTCTATTTGCCGGAACAATCCCGATTTCGCCGTCGTCGTACCCGGAGGTAGAGGGGGTAAAGAACCATCCAGCGTTGTACGAGGACAGCCACGAACGCACCTGAGAGTTTACCGAAGTGTTGAGAGTTAGACCTCCGCCTAATGACGCCTCTACCGTAATATCGCCGGCTACGGTCGTGTCCCCGTTGATCGTAGCGTCCCCGTTCACCACAAGGGCACCGTCGAACGTGTACGTGCCCGCAGCATCAAACGTCAAATCGCCGTCATCGTTGGCAGCCGTCACACAAAACCGGTTGATAAACTCCTCAACGTCACGCAACATGCCGTCACCGACACCGCCCGCCTTACGACGAACCGGCGCCTCAACCTCCGGCAACAACGTCTTCACAAACGAATCAAACCCCGTCGTGTACGTAAACGTCCTGCCGCTCATCGAATGTCGTCCTGCTCGTCGTAATACACCTGCACGTTATCCAACGCCAAATTGTCAAACGTCAACCGGACACGGAACCGGGTACCGAACTGCAAGTTAGGCAACGCCACCGAAACCCGCCGCTTGTACGGCGCATCCCCCGACGTGTCCGCCCAGCCCGTAGTCGTAACCGTCTGCTGCGCCATCACATCCTCCGGGGTCGTAGACTCGGTGCCGTAAACGGTAGCGTCCACCGCAAACTCCGGTGCCGAATAGTTGCCGCCTTTCCAATAATCAATGTCGGCAACAACCTTCACCGGACGCACAACCCGCCCCTGCCCCGCAGGATGCTCACCCAAATCAACAACAACATCCGTGCCGGACGCAGTGTCCGCTTCCAACGCCAACGCAACACTCAACGAATCGCCCGAGTTAGCGGGACGGTTCAACGTCATGTTCCGTGAATACAAAGCGTAGTCGGTGGTGTTGTCGACCGCACAATACATTTCGTTCGGGCGACCCTTCGAGAACACGACGTCTTCGGTGGTTGACTGCCGCACCCACCGGCTCAACGTGAACACCTGATTGTTTCGTTCCACCGCAAGAATGTCGGTGGCGTTAGATAGTTTGCGGCCCGGCAGAAACAGCGACCCGTTGACGTCGTCCCCGACGCCCGTTTGCGGCATGAAAGCGTTAGACGGGCGAGACTCGGTAGACCCCGGGTAGGCGAGCGGGGACAGATGCGCTAGCTGTTCGGTTTCTACGAACCCCGGCGACGCTGCAACAACTCCGTGCCCCGTAGGAGACAAGAACCAGACGGTGTTGTCAACGACCGTAGCGGTAGCGTGCACCGGCACAACGTCTTTGCCTAGCTCTTTCAGCGTGCCGTTCTCCGGGGAAGCGCCCGTCAACACGAGCCACCGGTTGTCTTTGCATGCGATCAGCAGCGAGTTCTTCACAGACCACAACGAGACGGGGGCGCCTGCGACCGAGTCCACGTCGGCGTTGATATCGAAGAACGAGGTGGAAGCGATCGTTGAGAAATCGGCTGCGTTCGAGTAGTAGATGCGTCCCGGTTTGGATGCGATCCCGTAGTAGTAGGCTCGTTCACGGTTGACGACAGCAGCCCGTGCGTCCCCGTCGGAGGTGGTGATGGCTGATACGGTGCCGATAGCGGATGCGGTAGCGAACAGCAGATACGGGCCGAGCGCTGTAATAATGGACCCGTCGTTGGATACCGGGGCCTTCGGGGAATCGTCGTACAAGGCCGGAGACAACTCATGCCCGGTGTCTGCGAGGTCCGCTAGGGCACGCAGGTTGTTGTCCCATGAGGCCGTGTCCAGATCGAACGTGTCAAAGGCGTGAGCGGTAGCGGTCGTGTCGTACACGACAACGGCAAGGTTCTGGTCGCCGTCCGTTTCCGGATACCATTGCAACCCGACCAGCTCATCGGCTGCCTGATCCATGCCGGGCGTGCCCGACTCGGTGAGTTCTTTCCAACCGGGGCGGGGCCCGAGCGTACCGTTCTCGTACACTTGAGCGTTCTCCGAGTTGTACTCGGTTCCGGCAGGGTCCGCAGAACCAGAACTACCCTGCTTCCAGTCCCGGTAAATCCGCACTGACTGTCTCATGTCACATCCACCAGTCGTTACGGGTCTTCAGTTTCACGGACTGGCCGCTACGGCGGGTTTCGTCCGCTGCCCGACGGCCCCACATGCGCCGTTCCCTGTCGGCCATCTGATACAGGTCCGTGTCTCGGATGCGTTGAGCTACCTGTACGAGAGCGATTTGTACGAGCCAGTCGAGGTACCGGTCGGGAAGGTTCGGGGTGTCGGTGTCGTCGGACAGGGCGGTTTCGTACGCCGAGTACAGGGTGTAGACGGTGTAGACGCCGTCGGGGACCGGAGCGAAATGGATCTTTTCGTGCTCAACCCAGTAGGCTTGGGGTTGGCCTCGGTCCTGCGAGTACGAGCCGCCTTCGGTGGGGGAGAGTTGCAGGAGTTGTTTGCCGTCGATTTCTAGCCGCAGGATTTTGGATGCGGTGGCGGGGAGGTTGACGGTTTGTACGTCGGCGGTGGTGGACAGGTTGGTTTGGGCGTGGTTCCACGGCCAGTCGTGTTCTGAGCTGATCTGGCGGATCGCCCGGTTCACGATGCGGTTCATCGTGGCGTCCGGGAATCGGGCGTCGTCTGATGCGAGGCC